ATGTTGCTGAAGAAAGTGATCCCCGCAATCCTGTTGTTATCCGTATGCGGCCAGGCGCTGGCGGCACAAATCATTACCGTCAGCCGCTTTGAGATCGGTAAAGAGAAGTGGCCGTTTAACCGTGAAGAAGTGATGCTGACCTGCGAGAAAGACGGTGCGATGTTCGCCATCAACCCGAGCACACTGATGCAATACCCGCTGAACGACATCGCCGACCAACTGTTCAAAAACAAGCAGGTGAAAGCACAGCCGATCAGTGTGATTCAGGCCGAAGACAAAGCGCATCCGGGCCAGATGATGAGTCTGCAGCCGATTGTTGAGCGCACTCAGGCGCTGTGCGGTAAATAAACCTCCCGGGTGCAGCCTCGCGCTGCGCCCAATCCACGATTTTTTGCCGTTGCGATCACAAACTGATCCGGTTTATGGCCCTGATCCCTGCGTTTGCTGGCATTTCTACCGCGCTGTTCTAACCTTAAATTGCAAGGCGACACTGCCTTCATAAATGCCAACTTTTAGCGCACGGCTCCCTGAGAGCCATTTCCCTGGACCGAATATAGGAATCGTATTCGGTCTTTTTTTGGTTGGCATTTAAAAACAACATCTTAGATTAAAATCAATGAGTTAAGTGCCACGCTGTTGCCTTCTGTTCTACTCTGCTGGACTTTGTGCCGCCACTTTGTCGCCATTTTTCTTCGCCATCAACACCAGCGGATTGCAGCGAATTGCATCTTCAAGATGGTCGGGCGCGAAGTGCGCATAACGCATAGTTACCCTGATGTCGGAATGCCCGAGAATACGCTGCAGCACGATGATATTTCCTCCGGCCATCATAAAGTGGCTGGCAAAGCTATGGCGCAGTACATGGCTCATCTGGCCTTCGGGTAATTCAATACCGGCCAGGCGAATGACCCGATAAAACTGGCGATAGCACTCTGCAAAAAAACGGCCCTCTTTGTCTTTTAATTCGTTATACAGGGCGTTGTCGATGGGTACCGAGCGGTTCTTTTTGCCTTTGGTATTGATGAAAGTGATTTTGTTTGGAGACAATTGTGAGGCTTTAAGATTCGCGGCTTCACTCCACCGGCACCCGGTTGAAAGGCAGATTTTGATAATCAGCGTCAGATCAGGGTTATCGTGAACTTTGCAGGCGGCAAAAAGCTTTTGTATCTGGGTTTCAGTCAACCATGCCATTTCTTTTTCTGGCTGATCAAACTCCCGTATATTTTTAAGTGGGTTGGGGTAGCTGATTTCGCCAAGCCGTTCCAGCTCATTGAAAAGAGCGCGAAGGAATGCATGTTCACAGTTAATGGTACCCGGTGAGACCTTTAACGATTTAACACTGGTTTTGTATCCGTTCTGTATGAGGCCCTGTAAACGCCGATCCCGATAATGTGCCCAATCCTTCGAAGTGATAGAGGCAGCAACGGGATTTCCCATGCCATTGCAAATAATATTAAGTTTGCCGAGTCGGCCTTTTCTATCACTTAGCGAGCAACCGTGCAGCTTGTACCATAGCTCGATAAGTTCGCTCAGCTTGCGGTTATCTTCTTTGTCGGCAAGCCAGGGTTTAGCCTTCATTTCGTCCTGAGTGTATTGCTCAAAGGCAATAGCTTCAGCTCGGGTCCTGAATTGTCGTCTTACCCGTTTACCATTCCTCCCGTTGAGATAGCACTCGCAGAGCCATTTTCCTGTATTTAATTTCCTTATTGCCATGCAACCCCCTGGATAAAAGGGGATTAAATTACTGTATATAAAAACAGTATTCAATGTTTGATTGCGGAATTTCAAACATGAAAAAGCCCGCTGAGCGGGCTAAATTAGTGCAGAAGGGAAGGTTGCTGTTGGCTGGTGTAGAGTGGCACCTTATTGATTTGCCCGGGTGAGACAATCATTCCAGTAACGGTCTCGTGCGTTTTGAAGGTGCAACTGCAATTAATATTCTGGCACTGGTGATAACGTTCTTTTGTTTCTTTTGAAACATAGCGGCTGCTTTTTGCGTGGGCTGCTGTCTGGCATAAAGGGCAGTGCATCATGATCAATATCCTCAAAAAGGGCAGGGGAGAGCCACTTAGTTTGAATATGCAAATCGTGTTTTGCAAATTACACCCTGATTAAGCCGTTTCCGTTTCACCCTCTGTTTCTGACTGATATTCAATATCTGAAAGCAGCGCTTCAAACTCAAGCTGTGTGGTATAACCGCTGCCGCTCAGGCTATGCGTGACCTTGCTGATAGTCCACGGTTGCGCATCAATCACCGACTTAAAGCCGCTCACCCTGACTGGCGTCTCCGGGTACAGGTCGGCGCGCCCCATTGCCAGGGTGATCGAAAACTCTGCGACGCCGCGCTGCAGCTTCTCCCACTTTGCTTTAGCCGCCCGCATCGCAGCCGCTTTTGATGCATACACGGTCGTCAGCGTAAACACGTTGTCTTCCGTGCCAGCCAGATAATCACCCTCTCTGGCCTCCGGCGTTTTAGTCGCTGTCGTTTTTTTCTTTTTCGCCGCCGGGTGTTCCAGCGCGCGCAGATGCTTTTCTTTTGGCTTGCGCTTCACCTTAACTTTTTTGGGCTTAGGGTCTTTCGTGTGTAGCCAGCTCGCCGAGACGCCGGTGTATGCGCCACGGTCAGCAATGCTGAAGCTGTGCCGGTCGCCATCCTGCCGGGTGACAGTCATCTGCGCAATTGGCTTGCCGCTGGCGGTGACGCCGTTGCCGGGCTTTATAAACAGAAGTCGCCCAGCCTTCACAGCTGCAACCGCGCCGTACAGGGTGGCAAGCCGCGTCAGAAATTTAGCGTCAGTCTCCTGCGTCTGGTCGATGTGAGCCACGGCAATTCCGGCAAATCCATCGGCCAGCATGGGCTTTAGGTTATTGCGCCCGGCTATCTGTGTCACAATGTCGCCCAGGGTAGTGTCGTGATAGGACACCTCCCGGCGGGAATTGAGCGAGCCACGAAAATCTGCACTGCGGGCGCGAATGGTCATTGTGTCTGGCGCGCCGTGGTGCTCAACCTCATCAACCGTGAAATCACCTTTGCCAAAAAGCGTCTGGCCTTTCCAGCCGAGAAACAGCGTTATTACTGCGCCGCGCACCGGCATCGCCAGCTGCCCGTCGGCGTCGTCCAGTTCAATATCCAGCTGGTCAGCTTCGAAGCCGCGATTATCGGTGAGCGTCATCGAGATAAGGCGATCCCGGATATTAGTTGTGACGTCATTAGAGTTAACCTTCAGCATGAAATCCGGCGTCAGCTGCGCCCCCGCCTGTACCGGCAGGCTGCTTATCCCGATCATCCGAGCAGCCCCCCTGCAGATGAAATCAGGCTGCCGGTCGCCGACTTAACGCCGTCGATTGCCGACGTGAGCTGCCCCGGCAGACTGGCGGAGCCGCTGATAAGCCCGTCAGCCTGTTTCTTCAGATCGCCAAACATAGAGGTAAGCGACTCATCGACGCGTTTCAGGCTCAGGGTAAACATGATTTTGCTGGCCGTGCCGTTGGGATAAAACTCGCTGAAGGTGTTAGAAATACTCTCGATCACATACATTCCGTAAATCATGCCGCTGCCGCCAATCAGCGGCCATGCCATGCCCTCGTCTGCCATCAGGCGGATTGTCATCAGCGACACCGAGCCACCCGTTATTTCCGGCCGCAGCTCCCCGGAAAGCGTGATTTTTTCATCACCCGGCCCGATATATTGTGCCGCCGGGCGCTGCCCGAACCGGCGGTTAGTGGGCCAGCGGTAATCGATGTTCTGCTGCATATCCCCGTAAGGCAGGGTCTGTCTCATGAACGGCATCATGCCGTAAATCATCATCATCAGTAATCCTCCCAGCCCATTTTGCTGCGGTTCTGCGCCCCGCGATTGCGCTGCTCTCTGGCCTGATGCTGCGCCATCAGGGCCATTGCGTCGTCTTTGGTCATCCCCTCATGCATGTTGATTTCATACTGATAGGTATTATGGCTGCGGTCGGTGAATCCGCCCCCGGCTGACGGCGGGAAAACCGGCCGGTAAGACGCGCCGCCATAGGCGAGGTTATATTCCAGCCCGCCGGAATCTGCGCCCGCACCGCCGGTTGCCACCGGGTCAGGCGACGGTACTTTATCTTTCAGGTCATCGGATTTCTTGTCGATAATGCCGAGTTTTTCCAGCACCCAGCTGATGCCGCTCATGAGCTGATCGAGCGCATGCCCCGGAATCTTCAGCGCCTCGGCCAGCATATTGCCGAACTTCTTACCCATATCTCCGGCGGCAGCAAGCTCGGTCTGCGTGGACTTTACCGGCTCCAGCAGTTTTCCGAACCACTCCCAAAGCTCTTTGACCTTGCCGCCTACCCACTCAAACACCGGCTTCAGCGAACCAAAGGAATCACTGATCGGCCCCATCGCAGCCGTAAACCCTTCGGCCATGCCTGCAATAAAGGCGCTGATAGGTTCCCAGTATTTGCGCACCAGTAGCGCCCCTGCCACGATTGCCGCCGCGACGGCCACAACCGGCAACGTGATAGCGCCGAGCGCCGCCGTTATCGCGCCGCCCGCGATGCTGAATGCCGTGCCGAGGAAGCCTGCACCGGCTATCAGGGCATTCACGCCCATAATCAGCGGCCAGGCTACCAGCCCGACCGCGCCCAGCGCCCCGGCCAGAATCAGCCCGCCCATTGCGACTTTTGCGATACCGCCAGCCAGCTCCGGGTTAGCTTTAATCCAGCCATCCACCTTAAGCAGCAGCGCCGCCGTGTCTTGGGTGAGCGTTCGCAGAGCGCCGTCGTTCTGATCAAACAGGTCTGTGCCGACGGCCTCATACGCAGACTGCAGCTCTTTCAGGTCGCCGCCGAGGTTATCCTGCATGACCTGGACAAGCTCGGCCGTTTTGCCATCAGAGGCTTTAAACTCGGCGGTCAGCTGGTCGAGTTTGCCGGTTGAAGCGGCAGTCATCAGAATCGCAGCGGCTCCGCTAGCTTCCTCACCGAAGATGGTTTTCATGTACTCGGCGCGCTGGCCTGTTCCCAGCTTGTTACGGTCGAAGCTCGCCTGCATCTCTTTCAGAATGGTGAAGATCGGGCGGGTATTTCCTTTGCCGTCTGCCGTTTTAATCCCCAGCTCTCTGATAGCCTTGAATGATTCGCCGGTAGGAGCCTGCAGACGACTCACCACAGCCTTGCCACCCGTACCCGCCATAGAGCCGGTAATTTTGCCGTCATGCAAAGCGCCGATCATTGCCGCCGCCTGCTCGATGCTGACGCCTGCATTTTTCGCTACCGGGGCAACGTAGGTCAGCGCATCACTCAGCCCGTCAAAGTCAGAGGCCGTTTTATTCAGCGTCATCGAAAGCACGTCGCCGATATGTGCGACCTTATCATTTGAAAGCTGGAAAGCTGATTTCATCCCCATCAGCAGCCCGGCGTTTTCCTCCATTGTGCGCTTGTTGGCCAGCGCCATATTGAGCGTAACCGGCGTAACCGCCTCAACGGCAGCGGCATCGCCGCCCCCTTTGGCGATAACGATTTGCGCCCCTGCCGCATCATCGGCAGACGCGGCGGTTGTATCACCGAGCTGGCGCGCCTGCGCACGCAGGGCGGTCATCTCCTTTGAATCTTTCGCCACGCCGAGCACGGCCTGCAGCTCGGAATTTTTCTGTGCAAACTCAAAGCCAGGCATCAGCAGCGAGGTTGCGGCCATCCCGCCGACCGTTGCAGCCCCGGCACCGGCCGCGCCCGCGTTCCGCACCTTGCCCGACAGCTCCTGGCCTTTCCGGTAGCGCTCACTTGTCTGGTTCAGTCGTTCCTGCTGTGCATTCAGCCGCTGAAGTTCCATCTTCTGACGGCTCAGGCTGACGGTTGCCTGCGCTGATGCGGTTCGCAGGCGCTGCTGCTCGCTGCTCAGGCTTTTGGTGGAAATCCCCGCCGCGTTAAGCGCCTCGCGCTGCTGCTGCACCGACAGGCGCAGGCTGTTGGTTTTCGTCTGCAGCTCTGCCGCCGCCTGCCGGGCCTTTTCCAGTGCGCGGGCCTGCTGAGTAGTTGGCCGCTCCGTGTTTTTAAACTGCACGGCCAGCGCTGCTGCCTCCTGCTTCGCGTCTTTGAGGCTCTGCTGCGTGACGGCCAGCTGCGCGCTGGCCTTACGGAAGCCGTCAATTTTCCCGGCCTGCGCGTCCAGCTCCTTAATCGTTGATTGTGTCTGGCGAATGTCAGACGACAGATTTTTAGCGGCGGTCTGAACGGCTTTGAAGGGGCGCGAGGCTTTGTCTACCGCATTCAGCAGCACCTGCACCTTAAGGTTATTGCTCATCCGGGTTCGCTCCGCTGCGGATAAAGGCTTTATGCCGCCAGTCGATCAGCTCGGCCAGCGGCATTTCGTACATCTCGGAGGGTTGCCAGTGGAATATCGTGGCAATGTCGGCCATCAGGTCGTTAATCGTCAGGCCGCGAGGCCAGTCTATTCGTCCGACTTCGACTGCAAAAAACCGATCACCTTTCCGCCCAGCGTAATCAGGTCAACCGGATCGAGGGCGTTACATTCAGCCTTTGTCAGCGCTGGCAGGGTAATGCGCGGCAGCACGGTCAGCAGCGCGTCAACATCCGACTGGCATAGATCGGCCAGGCGTACGCCGCGCAGGCTTCCGGCGGTCGGCTTAACCAGCTCCACGCTTTTGATTTCGGTTTCGCCGCGCAGCAGCGGGGTTTCAAACTCAACAACGTTATCTTTCTTTTCCATGATTGTTCTCTGTTCACTGTAGTCAGGTAACGCCAGCGGCTGTCGCTGGCATCAGGGTTTATACCAGGCCGAGGTTTTTACGGCGCTGCTCAAGGCGGTCAGTGCCGTTAACCTTCTCCACCATGTTGATGGTGTCAATTTCGATCAGCTCCTTGCCGTTAAAAGTCAGCTTGTAATAGGTGTTTTTACTGGTGATTTTGGTTTCCGAGTCTTCACCCTGCTTGGCCTCGCCGAAGTCGAAAGACTGATGCTTACCGCGCACCTCAATCTCTACCGCGATCTCCTCGCCTGTATCGTCGCGCTGGTAAGAGCCGGTAAAGCGCAGGGGAACGTCAGACGCACCCCACTGCGTGAGTACCAGCTCATCAATGCCGCCGATACTCCATTCCATATCAAGCGCGTCATCTTCCAGGCCGTTATCGATAAAGGCTGCGCCGCTCATGCCGCCCGCGCGGAACGGGTCGAGCTTGCGCGCCAGCTTCGGCAGGGTGACGGCGGTGACGACGCCCTGGTAGCTGTTGGCGTTGTTGAAAAGGTTCATGCCCTTCAGTTTGCATGGCAGTGCCATTTATCCGGCTCCTCAGCTGTTTACGGATGCGGCGAAGTTCGCCAGATATTTGTCGGAAATGCGCTGGCGCAGCGTCAGGTCTTCCAGCGGCGGAACCGGCGTATAGTCGTAGTCGATAAAGAGCTTGCCCGCCTTCAGGCTGTCTTTGTCGTTGGCGCTTTCGTCATACCAGGCGGATGCACCCAGCAGATAACCGGCAGTGACCAGCTCGCGGAATTTCGCGTTAATGCCTGCGATAATCTCTCGCACCAGAACCGGCGTCAGCGGCTTATCAACCGCCCACATGTGCGCCTCGGCCATCGTGTCAGCCAGCACCTGCGCGGTGCGGGTGTAGTTCTCAAACTGAAACAGCGGGTCATCGCTGCAGGTGCGGTTGCCCCAGAAACGGAAACCGTCTTTACGGATCAGCGTCGTAACGTCGGCCTCGTTGAGCAGGTCGGCGTCGGTGCCGGTCTGCTGCAGATCCCAGAACACGGATGCGGAAATGCCGGTCACGCCATTAACGCCGACGTTAGACAGGGTTTTATGCCAGCCTGTGTCATTGTCGATTCTGGCGCGCAGGCCCAGCGCGCGGGCAGTGGCATAGGCGGTATCTGACTGGCTGGTCGTGGTGTTCCAGGCGACGAAATCAGGCCAGATAACCATCAGCTCACGCTGGCTGAACTTCTGGCGATACAGGCGCGCTTCGGAAATGGTTTTGCATTCCCACGCTGACACGTAGGCAAAGGCGCGCAGCTGCTGCGCAATGCTGGCAAGCGCGGTTGCCACCGCCAGTGAGTCCAGCCCCGGCACGCCGAGAATACGCGGCTTAACATCAAGCTGGGTCTGCGCGGCGAGCAGCGCTTTCATGCCGGTATACTGGCCGTTTTCATCCGTGCCGCCGATGATATTGGACGTCGTTTCGGCTTCGTCGGCACCTTCAGCAACTCGTACGACGACGGTCACGGGTTTTGACTGGTCGGCAATGGCCTGCAGCGCGGCGGCGAGCGTGCCTTTTTTGCCTGCTTTACCGACTGCGCCCTGCACGTTGGTAATAAGTACCGGCGTATTGAGTGGAAAGGTTGCCGCGTCAGCGTCCTGCGCGGTGCAGACCATGCCGACGATTGCGGTTGATACGGTTGTAATGGTGCGCGTGCCGTCGTTGACTTCGACGACACGGACACCGTGATGATAATCAGACATCTGATGCACTCCGTTTTGAGGGTGTGCTCAGGGTGTCAGGTCAGGTTTTGCAGTGCATCTGATGGGGGTTTGCTGGTCAGTCAGCAGACAAAATTAATGATCTGGCGCTGCCTATTGGCCGGTATGTATCGGTAAAGGGTTTTTTTACTGATACCACGAGAATGCAGTGCTGATTGCCAGCAGCAGACTGGCCGCTGAAATGGATGAGACAAACCGGACCATTGCGCCGCTGCAGGATGCGGTTGATATTAGTTTTGCATCTGATAAGGAGATCACCTGCATGGCAGAATGAAAACGGTATCGGGTGGCGCTGAGCTGGATTGATACCAGCAAAGCGCCAGATATCGAATGGCCTGAAAGGGCTAAATAAAATAAGCGTGTCAACTAAATTTTAAGCTAACACCATTCCTGAGAGAAATATATTTTCTTGAGTCCGCTTTATGCCAAAAGCGGACTCTGATCACTGCACAACACCAACTATGATTAAAGATAAATCTATTAAGAGTTTGCGAATCTCAATGAAGAGCAACTCAACATGTTGACATCATCAAAGATGAATTTGCATTAAAAAAGCCTTGATAGTCCTCATATAGTCCATTTGCACGTGCAAAACTTATTGCTTCATTAAGCTTGGATCTGGCGATATTATACTGTTTCCAGCCTTCTTTATCATTACATTCAGGAGTGACTCTTAAATTAGCACCTGTTGCAGAAAATTCAGACATTAAGTTATTTAGTTTTTCTTCTGCTATTTGCCTACGTATTTCCACTGATGAAGCTCTCGCACTCTCATTAAGCTCAGCATTTAATTTCTCATATTTTATCTTTAAGCTATCTAATTCCAAGAGTTTCTTGGCATAAGTTTCTTTTTCGCTTTTAATTGAGATCTCTTGCTTATATACTTCTTTCTCCCTTTTTAAAAACTCCTCCTGCTTAATAAGGCTTTCATCGTAAAAAGCTTTAACCTGCTGGTCTAATTCATTTTTCTTATCATATAGAACTATATATTGCTGGGCTAAAAAAGCACCAAAAGCGCCAAAAATAAGTAAAGAAACAATACAGGCGACAAGGTTTTTACGAATGAAATTCGACAACTCTTTTAAATTCATGGCTTCCTCTTTTTGTTTGAGCATACATATAGACTAATAAATCAATGCCAATTCTACTTTAAAATGCTCTAAAATATCCAAGTATACTTGCCGTTCAAAAAATGATCACGCTCGTTATGTCTATCAGGTTGAGAGAATAATGTAGACTTATGTATGCCGCTCATGGCTGGAGGTGGATTTTAAGTTTGGCTCAGCTCCATAATGCAGAACAAATACTGAGCCAGACAATAACGCAGCCTTCTTATTGGACAGGCTGTTCAGGCCATATTATTTTTTTAGCATCTTCCGGGTTCACCCGCATCAGCATGACGCGGTATTTTTTCCAGGCGATAAGCTGGCTTGCCTCATCATCTGTCGCTATCCCTAAATCGTTCGCATCTTGCAGGGGCTGAATAGCCGCATCAGCTTCAGCCCGCAACCTGCTGCGCTTGTCCTCAGCCTGGCTGATAAGTTCCTCAGCTGCCGGTAATGGCTGTTCAGTCAGGCAGGGCCGCATATCAGCACCACAGGCAATCAGCTTTCCTTCTGCCTGACCGGAAAGCAAATTAACCCAGGCCTGATCGGTAATATTGATCGCATCTTCCGGGATATCGCTATTAATGGCGGTATCATAAAAGGCATTATTCGAAGGCGAATATTTTTTCATTTAAATTCCTAACGCTATCCACCAGATGCCCTGCAAAGTAGTATCCGGGCCGCTGTTTGTAAGAGAGAAAGATGATTTATCGCGAAATTGCACTCCTACTGCGTATTCGCCTTTTGACGGAATCGAAGAGCCTTTATTAGCAACAAGTGCAAATCCGGCACTTGGGAACGACACAGGAAGCGTAACAGTCGTGGTTGACTGCTGCGCAAAGGCACCACTCCCCCATTGCAGGATCAGGCCGTTCGGGAATTTGCAGTACCCGTTACCGCTTTTGACGATTGCGAAAAAACTCATATCAGGCAACTGGCCAGTGCCATTACCGATCATCTTTTTAGCCGCATCGCCTAAACCGAGGTTTTTGAGAACGTCTGCAACCAGCCCGGCGTCTTTGATTTCTGCCAGGGCGCTTGCGATCTGCAGGTACTGGCTGTGTGGGTTTTCAGCATCGGTGTGCACTTTCATTATGCTGTCAGCGTAGGCTTTTACCTCGATCACGGCGTCATCAACATACTTCCGCGTTGACAGTACAACTGCCGGATCAATTTTCAGCGTGACGGCGCTTGTGCTGTTCACTATTAAAATCATGCGCACAGTCTGCGTCCGGCCGCTGCCCTCTGCCAGCTGCGGCTTGTAGGTTTCCGGGCAGTTAGCAACGGCAATCAGCACGCCGTCAGCGTCGTACAGGCCGATTTCACGGATCCAGAAACCGCCCTCGCTTTCCGGGATAATCTGCTCGGCGATGATCTGGCTGCTGTTTGCCGCGTCAACGGTCAGCGAATTAAGCTGCGCGCGGCGCTTCTCGCCGATGAGCTTAGTCTGCGCCGCTTCAGGCGTCGGCAGTGTGCCGCCACCGTCCCCGACCCCCATTGAGGTGATATTCACTTTCGTGCCGAGTGCGGCGGCGTTCGCCAGCTTAGCCGCGCCCTGATTGGTCAGCAGGGCAAAATATTTTGTCGTCATGCGCTCACTTCCGTCAGGTCAATAAGATGCACCGCCACGCCGGAATAACCCGGCCCGCCGACGCTGATAAGTTCAGGGGTATAGGGATAAACGGTCAGCTCGTCGCCGCTGTAGCTGGCAACGGCTACCGGCAGCGTGCCGTTAGCGTCCAGATTGATAGACAGCCCGATAAGGTGACGGCTGCAGGGCTTCGCATCGGCTATCAGGCGTTCCAGCTCGTTATACATTTCCTCCGTGATGCCGGTATCAAGCACACCCACATCGAGCCGGAACGTGCCTGGCGCTTCGTTAGTTTTCCACCACTCGATAACCCGGATCAGATAGCCCAGCGGCTCAACGACGCGGCGGATAGCGCCTGTCGTGCCTTTGTGCCGGTGCACGTACTGCGAGGCCGACACCACGGCGCGCTTTGTCGATTCCGGCCAGGCCGAATCCCAGCGGTCAACAGACCACGCCCACGCCAGATAAGGCAGAAGCGCCACCGGGCAGGTTTGCGGGTTCCATAACTGGCGCAGCGGCACGCTCATAGCTCCGGGGCTTGCCAGCGCCTCGGCGGCGGCAATCTCAAGCACTGTCGAGCCGGTCGGCAGCAGGCGATCATTCATCAGAGCCTCCCACGGTCAGCGTGTAGCCCGTGCAGTAAGCGGCCTGCGTTTTGTCGAGCACCACGTCAGCAGCAGGCTTGATAAGGTTAACGCGCTGCACGCCCTCAACGTGCATGGCGGCATACAGCGCAGAAAGGCGAATGTCACGGCCGAGGCGCTTTTGTGCGCTGACAAAGGCGGCGAGCTTTGCCTCTGAGGCGGCGCGTATCGGTTCCGCTTCCGGCCCCGGATAGAGGTACAGCTCGGCCACGATTTCGTATTCCACAATCCTGGCTGACTGCACGCTCACGCGGTCGGCAACCGGGCGCACGTCCTCGTCATTGAGCGCAGCGTTAACCACGGCCAGAAGGTCATCACCGGCTTCGCCGTTACCCTCCCGCCCGAGCACGGTCACAGTAACCACGGCGGGCGACGGGCTGATAGCTGATGCATCGGCTACCCGGCCGTCGGCGCTTCTGGCGTGATACTCATACGCACCGGTCGGCCCGGCCACGCTCAGCCCCTCAAATGCGGAGGCGATGCGCAGCCGGAAATCGTCGTTACCTTCCATCACGGCAGCGGTCGGCGGGATGGTCGTATCGTCGGCCGGGATAATCGTCAGGCGGGTTACGCCATTGTTCGCGCCGAGCTGATCAAGGTCGCCATCCAGTGCATACGCTACCATGACGGCCTGTGCCGCCTCGTTGATGCGCTGGCGCAGGATCAGCTCACGATAAGCGTTTTCCTGCAGCAGCTTAACGATGGGTTCTGATTCAAGCGTCAGCGTGCGGGCGATAGCGTCCTGCTGATCAGCCGGGTAAAGGGAAATCAGCGTCGCCTTTCGCTCGGCCAGCAGGCTTTCATATTCCAGCGACTCCACCACATCAGGGGCAGGCAGCTGGCTCAGGTCGATAGTTGCCATAGTCTCAGCTCACAGGAACGGTTAAGGAAAAATGCTGAGCGCTGTCGGTGCGGTTGCCGGACAGCTCAACCACCATTGCGCCGTTAATGTCCGACTCAAAGCTGATGGCGGTCAGTTTTATGCGCGGCTCCCATTGCAGAATCGCCAGATAGCAGGCCGACATAATCTGCAGGCGCAGCGCCTCATTTTGCGGCTGGTCAATCAGCGCGGATAAAAGCGAACCATACTGGCGGCGCATCACCCTGGAGCCGAGCGGGGTCAGCAGAATGTCTCGCACCGACTGCCGGATATGATCGAGATCGGTCAGCGCGCCGCCGGTTTCACGGTTCATGCCGGTATATTTTGCGGTCGTCATACTGGTGCCCCCGTCTTGCCGCCGCTGTCGCCCGGGTGGATATGCGTATGCAGGACTTTGCCGTTTGAGGAAAGGTTGCCGCCTGTATGCGTCACGTCGCCTTTCATCGTTGCGCCCTTTGTGACTTCCAGCTGCGCAGTTTTAAGCAGCGTTGTGCATTCCACTTCTGGCGAGTCGAACAGGATTTTTACCGCCGCTTTGATGGTTGCGGTCTGTATACCGGTTGCCGTCAGCGCGCCGGTTTCCGGCTCGTACTCGATCACAGCACCGTCGGGAAATGACCAGTGCAGCGCATCGGCCGAGGCTGACGGAGCCGGATTCTCATCGGAAAAAATGCCCGGCAGCACAAAGCCGGTATCGAGTTCGCCGCCCAGACACAGGATCAAAACCTGCTCGCCCACTGACGGCGCATTCCAGAAACGGGTTTTACCCGCGCGGGCGCTCAGCCAGTGCAGCCAGCCGGTCGTATTTTTTCCGGTATCGACACGACACAGCCCGCCGTCAAGGTCGACGGCCGACACGGTTCCGATGCGGATCAGGTTGCGCAGCAGGCGCTGAATTTCAGATAATTGTTCATTCATGAATCAAGTTTCCATAAAACAGCATTAAATTGCTAAGCTCTGTTGTTTGGCAGTCAATGACAGAACAAAACAGGCATACTTTTCATTAATGAATTAACACTTGAAGTTAATAGATGCGTGATACAAACTAAGTTATGGTGGAGTCAATTTTCATAATGGGAGCAAAATCTGTGATAAGGGATAAAGTTTTTTCCTTTACTAGCATTGCTATATTTATAGGCACCGCTGGATTTTTATCGGCAATTGCCACCTTATTTATAAATGTTAATTCTTTAATCTCAACAAAATGGTTCCTGTTTTTATGCTTAATTTTCCTCTTCTTGTCTTCGGTCTTGGTTAAACTAGCCTTAGATTTAGCGAGAGAAAAGAATCAAACACTAAGGGTGTATGAGCACCCTGTTAAGATGCAATCCGATCAAAGCATTTTATTAATAAGGCCAAATCCTTTATTTACTCCAAACTGTATCGTTGGGGGGTATTTGGTAAATGACGAAATTGAAGTTTTTGCTTTTGTTGGCTATGTATTCCACATGCAAGAAAAAATGATTCAGATTAAAATTACAGTTCTTTTGGAAACTGTAATTACTACTACTGCATTATTTAACTCTCAATCAATGAATAATATAATTATTCGACCAGTAATACCGTTCACCATTATTGATGAATTAGGAGGTGTTAGGTGACAACTTCAAGTTTTGCTAAGGTAGCCTTGATAAAAGATGATTATGAATTAGTTATCAATAAGGGCTCAAAAGACGGAGTTAAAGTCGGGGACATATTTACAATATTTAGAGTAGGCAACGAAATTATCGACCCTGAAAGTAATGAATCGTTAGGGTATCTGGAGGACGTTCTGGCTAAAGTTTCTGCCACTCATGTCCAAGAAAAAATGACAACAGTGATCTCCGCTGAGTTTGATTCAGAGCCGGGGCGTACCGAAATAAAAAAAATATCAAAGTCAAATAGCATGACCCTTTTAGGGGCCATTTCGGGATTAGGGCCTCAAGAAGTTACAACCACGATCCCCGGTGATAAAATAAGGAAAAGAATAGTGCATGTTCATATAGGGGACTGCGTAAGCAAAGGAAGATAAAAAATACCCGAAGTGCAATTATGTGCTTCGGGTTTATACTTTAATCATAAACTCCTTAATGCATTCCTCTAATATATCTATATCATCAGAAGCTAATCCTAGTAATGGACGCGATTCATATAATACCTCTTTACCTCGGCGGGATGGATTATCTCTAAGGCCATAATGATGTACGCGGGCCATGCGCTGCACATTGCCCGCAAACTCGACCACGGCCTCATTCGGGCTGGCCTGCGTCTTCATGTATTTAGCCGTACGCAGCTTTGCAAACATCTCGCGCTTTATCCGGCCCTTTTTGCTGCGCACCGGCTGCGTTTTGCGGGGCTTGAATGGCGTGCCGTCAGGTGCCTGCTGGCGCCTGATGTTCTGCTGCTGACTCGCGCGTAGCTTCTTCGCGATGGTGCGCGCCATCTCTTTGCGTGCCGGTGCTGACAGGCTGCTGATCAGCGCCTCCAGACGGTTGTTTACCAGCTGCAGCTCGCTCATGTCTGTAACTCGCTGACCAGCTTGCCCTTAACGTAAAGCTGCACCGGCCGCGCGTCATTCTCCGGCAGCGGGTTCTCGCCGACGTGGGTCACATGCAGCCCGTCGTCGGCCTGCTTCACGATCACTCGCTCGCTCAGCTGCAGCTCAATGCTGATATCGCTGGCCGTGTCGCTGATAACATCCGCCTCAAAGGTAAAGCCCGTGCGGCGCTTTTCCTCGGTTGCCATAATGTCGGGTTCATTCGTGCGCAGCCATGCCAGCAGCGGCACGATCAGCAGGTCGATATTACCGGCGTAGTCGGTAATGACCATGTTAAGCCGGTACTGGTATTCAAACGACAGCGAGCTGGCAAGCGTCGAGACGATGCGCCCGCTGTCGATAAACACGTTCAGTGCGTCAGGGTTTCGCTGCAGCTCCGGCACGCTGTCGGTCAGTGCCTGCCGCAGTTGTTGAGGTTTCAGCATCGTGTTGTTCCTGGCAGTCTTTGATGATTTCGACCTGCAGCCCGCAGGCGGCGAGCGCGGCCTCAAGCTGGCGATTATCCGCCGCCAGATCGCCCGCCGTTTTAAGGCTGTTTCCCGGCACCGGGCAGCTTGTCACGCGCGGACACCCAGTCCAGATAATCTCTGGCGCTGCTGAAGGCCGGGCGGGTGTGCAGCCGGATAACATCGTCAGGCAGAGCAGCAGCAGACCAGTCACGCAGTATCGGATTCGCATCGGTTTCTCTCTGTATGGTCATTTCACGGTTAAGCGCGGCCGTGCTGGCGCGCGCCTGCATCAGCCGCAGCTCGGCCTCGCGCTTCTGGCTTGCCCTTGCATCCGCGTCCAGCCTGGCTATCGCTTTGTCGCGGCTCTCAATACCGGCCGACAGCGTGCCGATAATGCGCTGTGCGCTGGTCAGGTCGTCCTTAGCGACTTTCCATTGCCAGCCGGTCACGCCCAGCGCCAGCAGGGCGACGGCCAGCAAAGCGGAAATCAGACGCGTCATAGCACACCCCGCAGGCAGTAGGTCGTCTCATTCGCGCGTCGGTTTTCCAGCCCGCGATTTTTAACGCCATTGACGTACACCCAGCGCCGCAGCTCGCTGCAGGCAGCAAACCAGTGCTGCAGCCTGATGTAACGGGCAAAGGTCGAGCTGCAGGCCGCGCGCACGCCGACATTAAAGGCAAAAGAAACGGTCGCGTCATAAACCGGCTGCGGCATGTCGCTGCGCATACAGGCATCGATCCCGCGCTCGACGCGCATCACGTCATACACCAGATTAACCGCCGCCTGCCGCTCGCTGACCTGGCTTTGCGGCGTCACGCCTTCGGTGTGACCGATGCCGTTAGTCCAGACTCCGGCGCTGCACTGATAGGGTGAGGTGCGGCACCCCTCGGCGTTGGCGATAAGCGCAAGCCCGGCCTCGGACGTTTTCAGGGTTTTAAACTGAGGCAGCAGCGCAGCAATCGCCAGCACGGCCACCACGGCGCAGCGTTTAACGGTCTGGCTCAAGGTTCACCCCCCGCAGGCGCTGCAGCTCGTAGGTTTTGCGGCGGTAATGCCAGTTTATAAAGAACGTCGCCACGTTAGTGATAAGCGTGATAACGGCCACGCCGGAACCGACCATAAAGGCGATATCCTGCGGCGTATGACGGCCGAACCACATCAGGATGAGGCCAATCAGGTAGTTGATAGCAGAGCTGATTTTTTCCATTTTTTAGTCCCACAGGTTGACGGTTTCACCTGCTGAAGATTCCGGCAGATCGGGCAGCGTCACCTCGCAGCCGTGCGGCAGCACCGGCCCGCTTTCGGCCAGGCCCGGATTAGCCGCATAAACCAGCCCGACGGACTCGCCGGTTCGCCCGTAATAGCGCTGACAGATTTCGTCAACGGTATCGCCCTGCTGTGCGTAAACAATCATCAGAGCAGATCCACAATGCAGCCGGGCTTACCGGCGATGCGGCTGATACTGAATCGCGCATCGCGCCAGTACTCGTCGGCGCTGGCCTCGATTTCGCCCACCTTTTTTGTGCCGCTGGCGTCATAGCCGCGATAGCGCTCAGCGATGGTGGCGGCGGTCAGCGCGCCGACGGCGGCAAGGTAGGCCGTGACCTTTTCGCTTTCGCCGTCCAGCGATTCCGCAGGCACATCGGCCAGCGTCTTAAAGCCCGCCGCCATCTGCGCGGCACGCCAGTCATACAGCTCGGCGTTTACTTCTGAAATCGCCGTTTTCACGGCCAGGCGAAAGCGCTGCGCCGTGACCGTTCCCTCATAGCGCAGCGAATCGCGCAGCTGCTGCAGGTCAACGTCAGGCCAGAAAAACGTATTCTTTACCGGCGGCTCGGCAGCGTCTGCCGGTCGCGGGGCGGGGATAACAACCGTGTTATTCATAATCGGCCTTTGAAATAGGTAGGCGGTGGAGGACGGCGCAGACACTGAAAGTGCGTTGCCGTCCTGCCGCCCGTGCGCGGGGTCGCGTTCGGTCAGCGGCGGGCGATAGCTTCTTTTTTCATCGCCGTTCCCAGCCGCTCAATGTCTTTTTTGACGCCGCAGCCGTCGTGCAGCTGTTGCGCTCTTACAAGGTGGGTCATCGCCTCCGAAGCCCTGCCCGCATCGCGAAGCACATACCCGGTTATCTTGTGCAGCTTGGCGCGCACCTGGTCGGGCATGTCTTCGGATTCCGTCATCGCAATGGTTGCCAGCAGCGGGTCAACATCGACCGGCGCTTTTGCCGTCCAGGCGCGCGTTGCCGCGCTGGCGACTTCCTCGGCCAGCAGATAAGGCAGGCTGGCGCGCTTGAAGCCGTCGGGCGAGACAAGGCTATGCATCTGCGCGTACCGGGCAATCTCCAGCGCGCCGGGCACGTCGCCCGCATCGAGCCGCCAGATCATGACGGTCATCAGTACGGCATCCTGTGCGCCTTTGCCTTTCTCCAGCACGCCGGACACCCACGGCAGGTACTCAGGCAGCAGCTGACGCTTCATTTCCGCCTTGCGCTCGTTAGAGTGCACTTTCTTCAGGCGGCGCTTGTCGTCGTTGAGCTTGATGAGCATCTGCTCATAGCCGCTGGCGTGGCGCAGCGGGTTGTCGGCGTTCTGCGAGGCTTCGATAGCCTGCTGGCGCATGCGGTGACGTCGGGCAGGACTTAGCATGCGTTACGCCTCCGTTTTTTCGGTGCCGTCAGCGCTGCCGCTTTCTGCCGCCGCTTCCTGCGTGGTGGCAGCAGGTGCCGCGTACTCGCCGACCTCGATGTTTTCAACCAGGCAACCGGCCGCGTAATCCTCGATCACGTAGTCCTCGTTGATTGACTCATAGTTTTCGATGCGGTCGCGCTTCGGCACCTCGTCAATCAGGCGGCGGTGCGTGCCTTCCTGGAAGTAAATCGACAGGTTATCGGTGCGGGTGATAAACATGGCGTCGGCCGGGAAGTACGGCACGCGCACCGCTGGCAGACCGCCGATGCGTTTCTGACTGATAATGACGTCAGCGGCCAGCTGCTCGGTGTTGGCTTGCGACTGGTTGACGATCGGGAAGTATTTATCAGCCAGCAGCTGACGGCCCACGATAACAACCAGCTCCGGGTCTTCCTGATACCACGGCTCGATCAGGGTGTTGGTGGCATCCATCACCAGCGCGTCGAGGCTGGCGTAATCACCGTTTTTGCCGACGCGGATTTTTTCAGAAACGACGGTGCCATCTTCCTCGGTGACTTTGCTCATCACGCGCTCAGGCGCATCGTTGCGGTACTTCTGCAGCCAGCCTACGGCCACGTCCTGCAGCATCGGGAATTTGGCGCGGTTCGAGGTTTTGGCACGGGTCACGCCGTTGAAGCCGATCATGATGCGGTCAAGTGCCTGGCGCTTCACGATGGCGTCACGCAGACGGGCCTGAAAATCTTCATAGCGCGCCCACAGGTCAAGGGTGTTATAGCGGATGTGGAAATCGTAGTTGACCTGCACACACTCATAACCCTGCTTATCCAGCGCGGCGAAATCAGCAGTTTCGCGCTCGTCGCCGCCTGCCGTGTCGGTCACGCTGGCAATCGAGCCGGATACGCCGATCCCGATTTTCTCGCCCTTCATTTCGGACACCGGCACGATGTTGATGCGGGTCAGGAAATCGGAAGACTCCTGCACGCGGTTCATCAGCGTCTGAGTGACCGTCGGCTCAACGGTAAATTTCTTGTTCATGTCGTCGGTTTCGACGCCGTTCAGCTCGGCGAGGCGGGTCATAAACTGGTTAAACTTAAAGCGGGTATTCTTGCGCATTGGCGTTCCTGTTTATCTCTGTGTTGGGTTATAACGTTCAGGCAACGCCTGATTAGCAGTCGGTCTGCGCGCCGGACTTCGGATCGCTGCCGGTTGCCGCCGGGCGACGATTAAAGCTGCCGTCGGTCTGTGAAAGCTGGCCCTGCAGCGCAGCAAAAGCGGCGCGATCTTCCCCGGCCTGCTGCTCGATAGCCTCCAGGCGTGCGGTGACGGACTGCTCCAGCGCCGACAGCTCCTGCGTCTGGCTCTCCGCGTTCAGCTGCACCTGCTCAGCGACGGCCGTTACCGCCGCACTGACGTCGGCGAACTGCTCGCCGTCGGTTTTCTTTTTGGCAGAGAACATCGCCGAGATGCGCGCCAGCAGGGACAGTGACGGCTCGGCCACTTCTTCAAACTCGATCACGGTTTCTTCAGCGGCGCTGAAAAGGTTGTCTTTATGCTGCTTGCGGGATTCCAGCGGGTTAGTGTTCGCCGTGGCGCTGAAGCTCAGAATTTCCGTGCCGAGGCTGGCCGGATTGTCGGTAACAGCCAGGCCGATCAGATATGCCTCACCGGTATCCGCGAACTTGGGGTTGTACTGAATTGAGGTATAGATTTTCTGGCGTGCTTTGGTCATAGCAACCAGCTCATCTGTTGGATCGATATCTCCGTATAGCGCCAGCTTGCCTTTTAGCGGCCCGTCAGCAATTTCTTCAGCTGACAGCGCCACCACGTCACCAAAACGGCGAAACGGGCTGTCAGGCGTGATGCCTTTGATGTGCTCAAGGTCAATTCGCGCCCCGTACATCGTCGGGTCATAGTTTTTCGCCATTTGCGCAATGTGCTCACGCGGAATTGCGCGGCCATCAGTGGTTGCTCCTTCAACTGCGATACGAAAACGCTTTGCTTTGATTGCTGCCATTAATCAGGCTCCGGTCAGGTGTTGGGTCGGTTCGGGGCCAGTTTCCCCGTCGCCACACAATCCCTCAACGAATGCCAGCCCGCTGATGCATCAGCAAACAGGGACAGCAGGCGCGCCATTTTCGGCACCGGTAGCCTTGCCGGTATGAAAACGACACCGACAACCATCATCAGCGATCCGCGCCGTCAGGCCGCGCTGCTTTACTGGCAGGGTTATTCCGTGCGCCAGATTGCGGAGACGCTCGGACAGAAAACGCCAACCGTGCAGAGCTGGAAACTGCGCGACGCGTGGGACAACGTTGCGCCCATCAGTCGTGTTGAATCCAGCATGGAAGCCCGGCTGATCCAGCTCATCATGAAAGAGGTAAAGGGGAATGGTGATTACAAAGAGATAGACGCGCTCGGCCGTCAGATTGAGCGCCTTGCCCGCGTTGAGCGCTACCGCAGCAGCGGCAACGAGGCCGACTTAAACCCCAACGTGCGCAACCGCAACAAAGGCGAGCGCCAGCCGGTTGTTAAAAATGAGTTCAGCGAGGAACAGACAGACAAGCTGACCCGCTATTTTATGGATAACTGCTTTGAGTATCAGCTCAACTGGCACCGCGCAGGGCTGACTCACCGCATCCGCAATATTCTGAAGTCGCGCCAGATTGGCGCAACGTTCTACTTTGCCCGCGAGGCGCTGATAGACGCGCTGACCACCGGGCGCAACCAGATATTTCTTTCGGCCAGCAAGGCGCAGGCGCACGTCTTTAAAAACTACATCATTGATTTCGCCCGCCAGGCCGATGTTGACCTGAAGGGCGATCCCATCGTGCTGCCGAACGGCGCGCGCCTGATATTCCTCGGCACCAACGTGCGTACCGCGCAGAGCTACACCGGCAACCTGTATCTGGACGAATATTTCTGGATACCGAAATTCCAGGAGCTGCGCAAAGTCGCCAGCGGCATGTCGCTGCACAAGAAGTGGCGCACCACCTATTTTTCAACGCCGTCGGCCCTGTCGCACAGCGCCTATCCGTTCTGGTCGGGCGAGCTGTTCAACAAAGGGCGGCGCAGCAAAGATGATCGCATCGAGATAGACCTGTCGCATTCTCACCTGGCAAAAGGCGCGCTGTGCGGTGACGGGCAGTGGCGGCAGATTGTCACGGTTGAGGATGCGCTGACAGGCGGCTGCAACCTGTTCGACATTGACCAGCTGCAGCTTGAATACAGCCCGGCGGAATATCAGAACCTGCTGATGTGTGAGTTTGTCGACGATGAGGCGAGCGTGTTCCCGTTCGCCGAGCTGCAGAGCTGCATGATCGACAGCCTGGAAGAGTGGGAAGACTTCAACCCGTATCTGCCGCGCCCGTTTGCATACCGGCCGGTCTGGATCGGCTATGACCCGTCGCATACCGGCGACAGCGCAGGCTGTGCGATTATCGCGCCGCCGCTCGTTGCGGGCGGTAAATTCCGCGTGCTGGAGCATCACCAGTGGCGGGGCATGGACTTTGCCGCGCAGGCGAAATCTATCGAGGATTTAACCAAAAAATACACCGTTGAATATATCGGCGTGGATGCGACCGGCATCGGCCAGGGCGTTTTCCAGCTGGTACGCCAGTTTTATCCGGCCGCGCGCGAGATCAAATACTCGCCGGAAGTGAAAACCGCAATGGTGCTGAAAGCGAAGGACACCATCAGCAGCGGGCGGCTTGAGTATGACGCCGGGGCGACGGATATCACGCAGTCGTTTATGGCTATCCGCAAAACCATGACGGCCAGCGGCAACCGCTCAACCTATGAGGCGAGCCGCAGCGAAGAGGCCAGCCATGCCGACGTCGCCTGGGCAATCATGCACGCACTGTTAAACGAACCGCTCACCGCAGCCAGCGGCGGCGCTAATCCCTCTATTCTGGAATTTTACTGATGAGCAAACGCAGAGGCCGCAAGGCTCAGACCGTCACCGCGCAGCCTGTACAGGCAACCGCACCGCAGCAGCACGCCGAGGCGTTTACCTTTGGCGATCCGACGCCGGTCATGGATAAGCGCGACATTCTGGATTACGCCGAGTGCATCGGTAACGGGCGCTGGTTTGAGCCGCCGGTCAGTTTTAGCGGGCTGGCTAAAAGCCTGCGCTCGGCCGTGCATCACAGCTCGCCAATTTACGTGAAGCGCAACATTCTGGCCTCGACCTTTATCCCGCACCCGATGATGAGTCAGCAGGAGTTCAGCAAGTTTGCGCTGGATTATCTGGTCTTCGGCAATGCCTTTGCCGAGCTGCGCCGCAACAGCCTGGGTAAGCCGTTGCGCCTTGAAACCACCCCGGCCAAATTCACCCGCAGGGGCGTGAAGGACGGCGTTTACTGGTTTGTAAATGACTGGAAGGAGCCGCATGAGTTTTCGGCCGGCAGCGTATTTCACCTGCTGGAGCCGGATATCAATCAGGAGCTGTACGGCCTGCCGGAATACCTCAGCGCGCTTAACTCCGCCTGGCTGAATGAGGCGGCGACGCTGTTCCGCCGCAAGTATTACCAGAACGGCGCGCACGCCGGTTACATCCTGTATATGACCGATGCAGCGCAGAGCAGCAGCGACGTTGACCGGATGCGGCAGGCGATGCGCGACACGAAAGGGCTGGGTAACTTTCGTAACCTGTTCATGTACGCGCCGAACGGTAAACCAGACGGGATCAAGATCCTGCCGCTTAGTGAAGTGGCGACAAAAGACGATTTCTTTAACATCAAGAAGGCCAGCCGCGACGATCTGCTCAGCGCACACCGCGTACCGCCGCAGATGATGGGGATTATTCCTGACAACACGGGCGGGTTTGGGGATGCGGTGAAAGCGGCGCAGGTATTTGTGCGTAATGAGCTGACGCCACTGCAGGAAAGGATGAAAGAGATTAATGAATGGATAGGCGAGCAGGTAATAACATTCTCTGAGTACTCTCTGTAATGAAACAGGCCACGTTTGGCGGCCTGTTTCATTAAATCAGTTTTAACAAATCTTCAACCGGAGGGTTTGTTTTATGTATATCGTCATGACAAACATTGCATACTGTAATGAGATTTTCTGCAGTGTTTTCTCCACCTTTAGCATGATGTTTAATATGGTGCAGCTCAAGAAGATACCTGCGGTCATGCGGCCTGATATCTTCATGGCTCCAACCACATGATTTACAACAATGTTTATCCCTATCAAGCACCTCAATTCGTACTTTATCAGGGATTTTCCTGTCATGAGGTTCCGCTTGTTTATCTTCTTCTAGTATATATGCCCCTACAGGCAAATCTGGCCGGCCTGAGCTCTTTGTCGCTATAGGCCATCCCTCTTCAGTTCGCAACTCTCGGCAGCGGCGGGCCCACTCGCTGTTACCATTAGCCAGATAAGCGATTTCTTCACCGGTAACAATCTTGCCAACATTCATTCGAAAGTACTCAATGATTTTTTCTTTCATGCCCACCTTTTTCTTACGGATTTCATTGGCTAAATTCCATCGGTGGGCTGCATCTCTGTCTTCCTGATCGGACATTAATACATACGTATCAGTCTTAAGTTCTTTCACTGAATTAGATTGAATTTCTTCTGGTTTTAAGTCGCCTTCTTCAATCATTTGCTTAATAACAACGCCGCTAAGAACCTGCCAGCCAAATTGAACTCGAAGTTCCCTTATTCTTCTCGCGTATTCACTGATACCTGCGACAACCATGAGTTCGTCACCATGAATTAGCGTTTTAACGTATCGTTTAAGGTAAGCAAGAATCCTGTCCCTAGCTGAATTTATATCTTCATCTCTGATTAAAGAACCGCCTAAATCTCTCAGAGTATGATTAGCAGGTACGAGAGCAAGCACCTGCTCCCGTAACGAATCGTCCTTGAGCTTTGATTCGAATGCCTCGATGAGATTAAGCAAATCTCTACGCAGTTGCTCCGGTTCTTTTCGCTTCGATCTTCTCGCCATTATTGACTCTTAAATCCATTAATTGTTTAACAAATTTAGCAATATGCTCTGCAAATGTAGGGGGGACAGCATTACCGATCTGCCGGGCAATTTCAGTCTTAGTACCCATAAAGATGAAATCATCTGGGAAACTCATCAGACGTGCAGCTTCCCTATGCGTAATAGGACGATGTTTATCAGGATGCAAATAGCGTCCCTTTTCTGGCTTAAAAAACTCTGTTCTTATTGTTACAGAAGGTCGATCCCACCAAAGCCGGCCAAATAGATCAGTACCGCCAGAAGTTTTTTTTATCCAGCATGCTGGCGTAATGTCAGGTCGAAGTCGCTGTAAATCGAACCGATTACCACCAATAGGCACGGTTTCATACCTCTCTAACGAAACTGCCGTTGGATTTCTTCCAAAGTGCAAATCGTATGGCGGGTGCTCAGCGCGGATATCTGTACCAACAGGGGCGGGCAAATCCGCAATGAATTCTTTGACTGTTCTCCATACTGGCAAGGTGCCCGGTTTCTCTGGAGCCCTATGAGAAGGCTGCGGTGGGAAATCTGGCAAAGTTTCCAGTAAAAAATCAGCTTTCTTAACGCCAATTGCGATGGTGCGTTTACGAGTTTGAGGCACACCATAATCAGCAGTATTTAAAACCTTTGGATTGAGCAGAGCAAAGCCAATTTCTTCTGCTCGTTCACGTATGCAATCAAATTCTTCGCTTGTCAAAAGGCCCGGTACGTTTTCCATGACAAAAACGCTGGCTCCAGACTTTTGAATAAAATCCATGTAAGGCTCCCAAAGCGCCCTGCGGAGGTCACCTGTTCGGTTCTTATTCAATAGGCTAAATCCTTGGCATGGTGGGCCGCCGATGACAACATCAGCAGCTGGTACATCATGACTACTTAGCCATTCTTCAATATTGACTGCGATACCATGGTCACCAAAGTTAGCGTTATAAGTCCTGATCGCAGCTTTATCGTTATCGATTGCTAAAATACCGTCAAAATCTTTTGCCAAGGCACCTTTAAAAAAACCAGCCGATAAGCCTCCCGCCCCGCAAAACAGATCTATTATTTTGATTTTAAATGGTTTTTTCATTGCGGTAACTCATCTCTTAGCATTAATTATTTTAACAACCATAAGCCTAATGCTGTATAGATTTACATGCAAGCCTTGGGAAGCTCTGAACATCATGAGTCAGCACATTGCGTCACTTTTTCAAGAGCATACCGTTACGCTTAAATTTCTCTAGACGCTTGCAGAGTTAATCTGCTTGGCCTCAGCCGTATAGTAAGTATCCCCACACTTTAAGTAAGGCATTGCCGGGAAATGCTGTCCTACAACTCCTAATCCGTTATGTCAAAGTATGCTGGCTTGAGAGGTAATAGTTCAAACATGTTTATCCCCTTCGCGCGCAATGCTATCCCCGCCACGCCTGCCCGCTTTATGCATCGCTTTTCATGCAGGTGCATGTACCATCTCTGACCGCGCCAGCTCTGGCCTTACTAACGCTTAACGATCCAATTTGGATCATGCGGATTCATGCAACAATATGCACTTTGATGCAGAAGCAAAAAGCCACCTGAAAGGTGGCTAGTGAAGGGGAGGGAAGGGGGGCTTAATCATTCTGCCTGGCGGTATATGGCAGCTTCGAAAACAGATGTGTCGATTGTCCCTGCCATGTCGCTGATCATCGACAGTGCCATTTTTAATTCATCTTCTTTGCAGTGTGCAATCAGTGATACGTCAGCAATGAACTGGATGCGTGCAACCGTCTCGCTTAGATTATCTATATCCATCAATTGATTAACTCCTTCTAGTCAAAAAATACTGTATGTATAAACAGTATCATGGTGAGCTAAAATCGTAAACAATCGTGCAGCTCAGATTAGTCCGACTGTCGTTTTATTAATCAGGCAGCTGTATGCCTCTTTTTCTCGCGAGCGCAATTAAGCGCTTTAGTGGAGTGGGATTAATGCGCCGTCTATGAAAGAGGTAGCCGCTTGTACCGCTCCAGTAAGAAAGCTCCCCAACCTTGATTGTGTGGCCTTTCATCATGCGCACAGCTTCACCGTCGGACAGTGTTAACCTGGAGATCTCATAGAAACTCTTTTTCAAAGACTCACGCTCTCTATACTGACTTAGTTCAGAGTGATATTTGTCCGGCTCAGGTTGCTCCTGCGCTGGCTTTTTTGTTAATCGCTTAATAATCCTTCTTCGCTCGGCGCGAGTAGGGGGCTTTGTGAAATCGATAGCGGCTTCAGAGCCTGTCGGCTCCGTACAGTTATTGACAGAACTCCGAGAGGACGCGGACGCGTCCTTAAATTCAAAAGCCAAATCAACGGCACGTTTCGGGACAATCTTCCATTGCATCAGACGGGTTAAAATTGGCGTATCGTCGCCAACTTCGGTTGCGTAAACACCCTTGATGCGCACGGTTTCCTCGCCGTACTCATTCACATCTTCGCTTGCCTGATACCAGGTGCGCACGGCCAGATCGTCACGGCGCACGAACGGCCCGCCCTGCGCGTTAACATATCCGGCCCAGTCTCCCGCGTCGGCGGCGTCATGCGCGGCCGCAAATTCAATGCTCAGGCCGTGTGCGGTTTCGCTGTCAGCCATGCGGCGCAGCTCGCGGTAAACAGTGACCGGCGCACCGCCCACAAACTGAAATTGCCGGATATGCCAGCGTGCTGCCCAGGCAGAAACGGCCGAGGCAGTTTCTTTCAGGTCTTTGCCGCTCTCGTCGTCTGTCTCGCCATCCAGCGCATAACCATCAATATTTTTGGAAATGTATTTAGCAACGTAACCCGTTGCGCTGCCTTTCTCGGGATCGATAACCTCGGCGTGAAAACGGGCCTTACGGGCCTTGTCGGTTGTCAGCTCACTGCCGTCTTCCTGCCAGGCGTAGTCGCGCATAATCTCGCGCACGCGCTCAGCCTGTTCCGGGCGCATAAACATGAGCATGTGCCAGTGCGGGGTTGCATCGTGATGAGGTTCGGCAACGCGGATCCCGAAGATGCGGATTTCTTCGCGGTGCAGCTTGGCGCGGATTTTCTGCCAGACGCTGCAGAGATAACGCTGCGTGTCTGTCGGGCTGGCACCGTTCCATTTACGGTTACGATGCCCGGTTTTAATTGTGGCGTGATAGCGCGCCGGGGCAGTCAGCGTGTAGAACTCGCCGATAAAGCCCATTTCATTGCAGATGTTTTCAAAGCCACGAATACGGGTCATCAGCTCGCAGCGGCGGATCGCCGGGTTGGCCACGCTGCCGTCGTATTTCTCAATCAGGCTGATGCGGTTGCCTTCTTCGTCTTCCAGCTCCATTCCCTTCAGAAATTCACGGGTGCGGCGCTTCTGCTCGCGCCACTCTGAAACGGTCATGCTGCTGGCGTAGGGGGTGTGTTTTTTGCTGACGTTAGCCAGGGCAATCTGAAGATGCTCACGCCATGATGCGGCCACGCGGCGCAGTCGGCCTTTCCACCATTTTTCCGTCTGCATACGCATGATCGCCGGGGTAACTTCCTCCGGGTCAAACAGCCGCGACGTGACTTTATCCCACAATGGCGGCGTCTGGCTCAGCTCGCGGGTGATGGTGGCGGCAGTCATGTAAACGCGGTGCGTGTATTTGTAATCTGACTCGTCGCTGGACTGCGCGTGAGCCTGTACCAGCTCGGCGAGGATGAAATTAGCCACATCCCCGGCCAGCAAATCGACGTCGGCGCGAGCCATATCCGGCAGTCGGTTGAAGCGGCGCATCAGCTCCCATAGCTGACCACCTGCGCTGGCCGCGCCATCCTGTTTAGTGGCATTACCTGCCAGCAAGTTAAATGCGCCGCCGCTCATTTCACGGAGGCGATATTGAGCGTTAACGGTTTCGACGCGTGGCAATGTGCGCTCAACGAAGGTTTTCATCAAGTACGCATTGGCACGCTCAATACCCTGTGTTTTTTCCAACTCACTAAACCGACGCTTTACATCAATCTGAATCAGCGTCGGTTGCTTTTCGAGTAGTTCCTGCGCACGCACTAAAGCCGCAATCATCTGAGTGCGGCTGTGCATTTCCTCATAGGTTGGGTATGGGCTGGCAATGGCTTCCCGTGGAGCATTCCACGGGTAAACGTATGCTTGCGGCACATCAGAAATAGTATTAGTTTCTTCGCTGATATTAAGAAGGGAGGCATCCAATGGAACCGGAATCATCTACTCAACGCCCTTATTACGCCGAGAATATTCATTTTCTGGATGGCGTGAGAGCGCCTCTACGCGCTGTAAGACTTTTATCAGCGCACGACATGTATGCTGCTTGCGACGCGTTTTTGGGTCAGACACAAAACTACCGACCAGAGCGCTGGCTTGGCTCAAAATCCAGTCGAGACGATCTTGTTCGTCTTTTCGTATGGAGTTTTGGAGCAGAGTGGCTACCTCACGGAGAATGGAAAGGCTCAGTTCAGCGCGCATTGAATAGCGTGCGCCAACAGCTAATGAGCAACCGTAGACACGAATTCGATGAGTGGGACGATTGGGAATCTCTACAGTCAGATATTCACATTTCGCTTCAAGCGACTCGCAAGACTGTTGAGTTTTTCTGCGCGGGCGACCCGCGATTTCTGCCAATGCCGACAGACCTGTTCTTGGTCCCTGATCACTTCGGGAAATTTCTTTGCTCACTTGTTGCCGGCACTGTGAGTCCGGCATGGATCGCAACGGTTGATAGCGAAATGACACCGGGATGCCGTAATGGGCTGCATCCGATTTATGCTGAACGTGAGATTTAGAATTGCTCATGCCGCACCGCCTTTGCGTGAATTGCCGAATCTTTCTTCGATGTCCTGACAGTTAACGCAGCGTGTAACTCCGTAAATAGCGCGGCGACGTTTTTCAGGGATAGGAGCGTTGCAGTCTTCACAGAAAAATGCAGATACACCGACAGGTCGATTAGTGATTAACGCAATATTGCGAGCCAGCATTTCGTCGGTGCGCTGCTGTACGATGTCCATTGAGTCAGCCATTAGTGCGCCTCCTCAATCTGTGCCTGGATTTTTTCCGCTTCCTGATTAAGCAGCTCGGCTGCTTCGATGTGTGTCATTCCATCACTACGAATTTTCCACGCCAATACATTGAGGCGGGAGGCCATAAGTTCTGCACGAGCAAGACGCTCTTCGCGACGCGCATCATTCAGCATCATATCGAGTTCGATATAAGAATCAGGCTTAGTGGTACCAGGTAATTTATTCAGCATGTGATTTCCTCGTATTCAGGCAAAGCGAATCCCGGCGGGTTTACGCCAATTAATCGCTTTGATTTATTCAGTTCGAAAGAGTCATTCGTTTGGGGAACAAACTCACAACGGCTTTCAGATGGTTCATTGCGCGAATCAGTGCGTTTCTTTCATCGGTAGTGAGATCAGTAAAATCGGCTGAGTGCCGGTCTTTACCGATGTTTGCCAGAAAGAAAATGGCACTTAAAGCACGTTTGTTATTCTGATAATTGCTGTCAGTAACATCGCGCATTTCAGCAATAAAACGGGCTACATCTTTTTCGCAATTACTGCCCATCAGTTGAGCCCGAAGTAGAGCAACATGATTCAGCGCGGCAACACGTTGACCGGCTGTCAGTTCGACCAGCATGGAATCGCCTTCGATAGCCATGATTTGCCTCTCTTAGGTAATGCCTGTGCTTTTACTTCTGAATACGACGGAATTGCCGGGTTCCAGCGCTTACCGTTTTCTCCCATGATCCATCCATGTCCGTATGACATGGATGGGCTTTGGCGTTTAAGCCTTGCAGCTAATGAGATCATGATTACCCCTCAACTCATGCCAAATGATGCACCGATGCCGCTGATGGCATCGACAGTTGAGGACAGTGCCGGGTTAGCCTGAATACGCGCCTGTACTGCCATTGCGGCCAGTGTTAAGCAGCGAATACCGCTATTAACATTTTGCAGCAGGCCACGTTTACAGTTGGCTGTCATAGGTTCTTTAGAGATTGCGCCAGCTGCCAATTGGCCCACTTCTGCAGTAGCTTTCATGACATACAGGGGAAACTTCTCATTAGCGACTTCATTTACTGGCACGCAGGGGAGGCACTGGATTTGCGCCAGTAAACCATCAACTAACGTTGCATCCTCGGTGACATCGGTAAGAGCTAAAACCTCTAAGACGGTAAGCTGATGCGGCTGGTCTGGATTCAGCTTATTACGCAGAGTTTGCGCACGTATCCCGGACTGCTTCGCGACATCTTCCATGTTGTGAGCTAACGCGAATTTGCGACAGGCATCGTCGTAGTGGGTATGGGTAGATACCTTGAAATCAAACATGCTCAGATCCTTCTTAACTTGCAAAATCAAGTTATGGTTTGATATAGCGGCATTTGATTGCTTGTTGGCGGTTCTTCTCACGCCATGCAGCAACATTGATAAGCGGATTGCCATGTTTCGTCATGGTGGTTTCTACCACTTCGCCAGTTTTACGATTGGTGCGGTTCTGTGTATATGTGAAAGATGGGGTTGGGGCGAGCAGCACTACGCCGTTAGCAATCCATTTTTCCAGCACTGACAGGCTGATACGGTTGGCTGCAGCAAAGTCCTGCTTAGACATGGTTGGGGATGTAGCCAGAGTTACGGCTTTATTTACAGCGTCGTTCACTGCTTCGCTAATGGCTGGCATCAAAATCGCTGCGACATTGGCAATAAAATCTTGAGATTGCACTAAGTCAAATGCGTTCTCACTGTTTGCATTTTTAGTATGCATAAAGCAGTATCTCCCATTGCTCGTTTTGTTCTACGGTGTTTCATGTGGTGTGAAGGCACTTTAGATCGTAAAAACGATTTGGTAAATGATTATTTATCACAATCAGGTGTTTTTTATGATTGAAAAGAAAGGTAGTAGTGCTCAAGTGCTTGAAAGACTGATGTCTTCTTATGGGGTAGCAACTCAGAAAGACTTGGCCGCAGCTTTAGACATTCCAGCAAATAACATCAGTGGCTGGACTCAGAGGGACCGTGTGCCAGGTAATGCGATCATTAAGTGTGCATTAGACACAGGTTCTGATTTGCAATGGCTTGTAACTGGTGATGTTGCAAATGCAAATTCCACTAGGTTGCCTAAAGTTCCTCAAGGAGAAGCTCTCTATAAGGAGATAAGTTCGAACGGTGGTAAACCTGTTCTGCGGAGAATTATGGATGCCTACGGCTTTACTTTTCAAAAGCAGCTTTGCGAGCTTTTAGGTATTTCGTCTGCAACAGTAAGTACATGGGTGCGAAGGAATTATTTTCCCGGCGATATTGTTGTAACATGTGCGATTGATACTGGTGTTTCATTGGAGTGGCTGGCCACTGGGCGAAACGAGAATAAAAAAAATCTTGGTCATGAACGTGAAGCCTATGCATTACCTCGTAAAGATTTAGTTGCAGGGATACTGAAAGACACAGGAACTTGGTCGATTGATTTGAGCTTTATCTCTCAAAAAATAAACTCACCTACAATGGTTGTTAGCAATTCATCTTCATGGATAGTTGATGTGGGGGTGGTGAGTATTAGTAACGGCCGCTGGTTGCTCGGCATTGATAATAAGTTTGATATCTATGATGTAACTGTTATGCCAGGAAAGAAAATTAACGTTATTAACAATGGTAATGGATTTATCTGTGATATAGATGAAGTTCAGGTAACTGCCAAGGTTATTTTAACAATTGAATACGACTGATAAAAAATAAAACTTTCCCTTCTAATTTTGGAGCTTATATGCAGCGCATTAAAATTGATGGACTTTTTGGACGTTTCGATTACGACATTAAAATTGAAAATAATGACATAGTTATTATTACTGGCCCTAATGGTTACGGCAAAACTACAATTTTAAAAATATTATATGCTTTATATGAAAACGATCACCGTTTTTTTACCGAATTAAATTTCTCTAAAATAGAAGTTGTATTTTCATCTGCAAAAAAAGTTACTATTGTTAAAGAAAAGAAAGATGTGGTCGTTAATCATTCTGATATTGATAGAGTGAATGTTGTCCATTTCAAACCCTCAGAAACTGAAGCGGATAGTGAGGGTGAAGAGTTAGAGTTTTTTAAGGATGGCAGAAAGTTTCATCTGAAGTTAGGCGTAAATAAAAAAGATAAAACTAATGCTTTTTCCATCTCTAGTCTTTTCCATGAAAGTTTTTTTGGAGGAAAAAGGTGCTCTTTTGTAAAAGCGCAACGTTTATATGATGAAAAATCAAAAGATATAAAAATAAACGAATACTCTGCTGATCTTGCCACACAAATGAAAAATATTTCACTTGAAGCGGCAAAAATAAGTCAAAAGCTTGACTCTTCATTTCCTAGTAGATTGTTTAGCAGTTTGACAGACGATACTAGCCAAACGTCATCGGATACAATTGTTGATAGACTTTTAGGTCTAGAGCTTATTAAGAAGAATCTTGTAAAATACAATCTTATTGAAACTGATGATATGTTTAGCCCGTTAGAATACATGAATAATAAAATATCATTAAATTCTAAGGATGTTCTTGAATTGTATATCAGTGATGCTCTAGAAAAGCTTTCTCCTTACGACCATCTTTACGAGAAAATTAATTTATTTGATAAGCTTATAACGGAAAAGTCTTTCGCTTTCAAAAAGCTTAAAATAGGAAAGAACAAAGGGTTTTATTTTGTTGACGATAAAAATAATGACATACCACTGTCTCAACTTTCATCGGGCGAGCAAAATCAAGTAATTTTATACTATAGTATGATTTTCTCTATGTCGGATTCTAATATTGTGCTTATTGATGAGCCAGAAATTTCTTTGCATGTTGCTTGGCAAAAAGAATTTGTAGAATCTATTGAAGCAATACAAAAGCTAAATGGCATTGAAAACATACTAATAGCAACTCACTCACCTCAGATTGTTAATAATAGGTGGGAAGATGGATATTTTGATCTGTTTAGTTTGAATGAAAAAAGGATGTAAAAAATGACATCCTTGAGAGACTCGCTGGAGGTTACGGATTGGATTGGGATGATAATTTTACATTTCAATCAGCCTTGCTATGCACATAAAAAACTAATTGTAGTTGAAGGGCATACAGATATTGGATTCTTTAGAAACAAGTGCCCTTCTGACAACATTCATTATGACTCTCCCTGTAATGGAAAACTGGGAGTGCTTAGTAGCGTCGTTGGTCTAAAAAGTGTAGGCTTTCGAAATGCTATTGGTATTTGTGATGCAGATTTCGATCATTTGTTAGGAAAGAAGTATGATGACATTTTGCTCACAGATTACCATGATATTGAGCTCATGATGATTACTGATGACTTCATCTCTGAATTCTTTCATGAGTACACTGATCACCGTAAGTACATACCTGAGTCTGCACGCGAAATTATTGATAGAATTAAACATTCTATCTTTGATGTTTGTTATAAGATAGGAGTGCTGAAGTTTATTAGTTTTGAAAAAAATATTGGTTTAAATTTCGAAGGTATGACCTATTCTGAGTTTATTAAAGTACAAGGGTTTGACGTTACTTTTGATCTGGATATATTTATAAATCATATTCTCGGTAGGACTAGGAAGAAGATATTGAGTTTTGATGAAGCTAAACAGTTGTATGAAGATTATTTAAAGATAGACAGAGATAAGCTACATATATGTAATGGTCATGATTTTACATATATTCTAGGTATGATTTATAAAGAAGGCCACACTGTCGACAAGAACATAAGTCAAGATAAGATAGAGAGAGTTTTAAGAATGTCATACCATGACAAAATTTTTAACCAAACTTTGTTAGCCAGAGCAATCATGGAAACTGTAGCTCAATAAATTACAATTAAATCGGTGTGGAGTATGTTTACTCCTCGCCGATTCACTTGAGAATGAGCCAAGCCATCTTACCGCCATTGCTCTATGTAACTCAATGATATTTAATGGTTATATTAGTATTCGGTCTTTTTTTGTTTTTACGATTTATAAATTTTTACGGTGATTGTTACTAACTATCCTGAAATCATAATATCCATTCCATACCATTACGTATTTCTGACCGCTCATTCCGCGCACTTCGGCAAATACCTCCCATCTATGTATCCGGGTCATTACGTTGGTTAAAATCTTCATGACAAGCATGCCGTTATTTATTTTGATGACGGGGACACAGTTACGATAATCAATCATTCGGTGCCCATTAAGTGAAGGTCTGTTCAGGGACACTACTCGTGCAGAGGAATGCATGACTTTGTACTTAGCTGTCAGACGGATGGGGAGCTATCGGAGAATGATTGTTTTATCATCCTGTGGCACAATAAAGCAGCTATTATCATAAACGAGGGATCGAGAATGATTTCAGGCACAGCAGCAAAACAGGAACCCGGACGTTACTACACATTTGAGTCAAGACTGCCTCACGGCGTTTTTTTTGAGATTCGCCCCGGCCATTTGCCCCGAAATGCCAGGCCCGTAACAGATGAAACCAGCGGTATGTGTATCGGTTATTCGGTCGCACAGGCTCCGGGGTTGTGGCAGATTTATGATGTTGAGGGGCGTTTTGTCAGGCTGGAAGAAGCGCCACTTGAAACACCTCTGATTGATCCCACGGATATTGCCCTGTTTGGCTTGGGTATTTTTCGTATCCTGCGTACAGGGCGGGTGCTGTTTGAATCAGGGGCACGTGCCGCTATTTATGCGAAGCTCAGTCAGTCCACTATATCCTTTCTGCGCAGCAGACTTAAAGTCGGGCTGCATGCACGCAACCTTAAAATGACTGAGGCTGCTGCAAAACACATGCATGAACCGGGGCGCTATGTCCCTCTGCAAATTCAGGAAAGAGCGATTCGCTATGGCAGGCGGATGGCAGATCCCCGCAAAGGTGAAGGTATGTTCAGATATGAGACCAGAATGTTTAAACTACGCTTTAATAAGCAAACAATGGAATATGAATATAAAGAATACACACTCGAAGTCGTCGTGCGTGAGTCAGACTGGACGATATCGCATTTTAAATACATGGACTAACTGACTGGAAAACTTGTATGTTTGATTTACGCAATGAAGATTTCACATTTGTGATTTCTCCTTTTGAAAGAATCTCAGACGATGAGGCCGACCCGGTTGGGCATCTATGGGACTGGATCCAGTCCTGGATTGAGTTCTCTGTTAGCGGCCTCAAAATGCAGTTTCAAACTGAATTTACCATCGGCGAACTAAAGATTTTAAAGGATGAGTTTTTCGAACATTACCAGGCAATCATCTCGCAGCGTGAATTAAAACCTTTTAATTTTCGCAGCGAACGCGGCCAACTCAATATGGTTATCAGAAAAGCGACGGGTAAAGATGGTGTTATAGTGGAGTTTGATATTCGCCCGGAACCACATGCCGACAGCGTACAGGTTAAAGGTGGTTTTGGCCTTGATGAAAGCTATTTCCCAGACATTTTGAAGCGACTAGATGAAATGATCCAATGGCAGAATTAAGCCCTGGTTGTTTATCATTTTGTATAAAACTGCCGGGCGGTGGCTTATTCAGACCGGCTTTTTGGCCATTTAAAACATGGAGTTCCTGTAAGACTAACCGCCTGGACATTTTACGCGTATTTTACATTCTGAAAGGATGTTCTTTTAGATATTCTTTATCCTTGCAAAACATTGATGTCAGAATGGCTATGACACCCTGTCAGGAAGATGCTGTGGATAATACTGATGGAGTGTCGAAGTTGCATTTTATGGGGAATGGCTAAAATGAAGGAAGTCATACTGTGGCTGATAAAATCTTTTTCTGATTGTGTTTTTTAGCAGTCATGGTGACAGGCTTATATTTTATTACACAGTTTATTCCTGAGCATGTGGCGCTTCCTTGCTTGGTATGGATAATCGCTGTTTCTTATGTATATGTGAAATTTTATTCAAGATGTTAGTTGAATTGGTGTTTCGAAAAGAATACTTAATTTATCCTGATAAAACCAATTATAAATAATGTGCTTAAAAAGAGTTTTTGGCTGCCATTTAGCGATTATATCAACGGGATACCTCTGATTGAAGCTAACAAAGCCTATCCGTTCATGAGATTCACTATCAGTCTTAAATTCTCAATTCTCAATTCTCAATTCTCAATTCTCAATTCTCAATTCTCAATTCTCAATTCTCAATCGCCTTACTACTGCCAGCACAACCGTAGAAAATAGCCTTCCTACACGCCAACTCCACCCCAAAATTGACCTCAATCAACCTCTCCCAACATCCTCCCCAGACCCCTCACCATGTTTACCCACCGTATAAAAACTCAGTCGTAACCTGCCCCGGTGATATTCAACCAGGATCTGTTATGTTCTTAAAAAAAGTTATCCCATGTGTAATTGTAGCGCTGGCAAGTGCCGCAATGTCAGGCTGTGTGATGGCTGATGGGGGTCATCATCGTGGCCCATCTTCTGACTGGCATCGTCATCATGAAAACCGGCATAACGACACCAGCTGGAGTCAGCATGCCGGACCTGCTGCGCCAGCAAACAATGCTTCTCAGCATATGGGACCGCCGCCAGCGCCGGATAGTGCCGCACAGCATATGGGGCCGCCACCCGCTGACAGTGGCATCCACCGCTGGCACTCTTAAGACCGTTTGAGCAAGTAGTACGCAATCATATGAAGCGACAGGGGGCTTTATTGCCCCTTTTAACGCGCAATCTTTACCTGACTAAAATCGTACCGTAAGCGCGCTTTATCCGTCCCCGACAGAGAATGAGGAAGCGTTGCCGCTTAACAACACCATCCTGCGTCTTCACCTCAAAAACCGACCCCACTCGCAAAAGTCACAACAACTCTCGCAGCAAGCACCTAAACCTTACCTGTCATCTTGTCATCATCTCCGTTTGGCTTATTCTTAATCTCCAGTCAAAAGGAGGAACGTTTATGAAAGCGGCAATTGCTAATAGTGAACACCAGGTTGAAGTGGTTGAGAAGACGCTGCGTCCTCTCAAAACCGGCGAAGCGCGGCTCAGGATGGAATGCTGTGGTGTATGCCATACCGATTTACATGTGAAGAACGGTGATTTTGGTGATAAGACCGGCGTCACGCTGGGCCACGAAGGGATTGGTATTGTCGAGGAGGTCGCGCCGGATGTCACCTCGCTCAAGCCGGGCGATCGTGCCAGCGTCGCCTGGTTCTTCAAGGGCTGCGGACACTGTGAATACTGTAACTCCGGTAACGAAACGCTCTGCAGGGACGTCATCAATGCCGGTTTTACCGCCGATGGCGGCATGGCTGAAGAGTGCATCGTCGTTGCAGATTACTCGGTCAAAGTTCCCGACGGGCTTGATCCCTTTGCCGCCAGTAGCGTCACCTGCGCCGGTGTCACCACCTACAAAGCGGTAAAAGTATCAGAGGTCAAACCGGGGCAGTGGCTGGCAATTTATGGTCTTGGCGGACTGGGAAATCTCGCGCTTCAGTATGCGAAAAACGTCTTCAACGCCAAAGTGATTGCAATTGATGTCAGTGACGGACAGCTGGCGCTGGCGAAAGAGATGGGAGCCGATCTGGTCGTCAACTCTGCCAGCGAAGATGCGGCACGCTTTATTCAGGAGAAAACCGGTGGGGCACATGCTGCTGTCGTCACAGCCGTCGCCAAAGCGGCCTTTAACTCGGCGGTGGACGCGGTCAGAGCCGGAGGTCGGGTCGTAGCAGTCGGACTGCCGCCGGAAGCAATGAGCCTGAATATCCCGCGACTGGTACTTGATGGCATTCAGGTGGTGGGATCGCTGGTCGGAACGCGCAACGATCTGGCTGAAGCTTTCCAGTTTGCGGCAGAAGGCAAAGTGGTGCCGAAAGTGACCAAAAGGAAGATTGGTGAGGTTAATGCCATCTTCGATGAGATGATTCACGGCAAAATCCGCGGCAGGATGGTGATCGATTTTACCGGTCAGTCTGCCAGTTAG